CTAACATGTCCTTGTGGCCGTAAGACCACATTATTGTCAGTGGAGCATGCTACACTACCAACAACTAACCAAACGAAAGAGGAAAAAATGGAAACAACAACAGACAACTACTACATGACACGAGAATTTCTTGAGTCACAATTAGTAGAAAACAAAGCACGCATTGCACAGTTGGAAGAGCAGATTCAGCGTGTAACTCAGCGTGACTATGCAACTGCAGGAACATTAAATAAGTTGCGTGATGATATGAAGATCTTTACATTAGAGGGCCTGGATGATGATTCTATTACAGAGTATCAGGCAGAAGAGATTGCAAGCATCTGCGGTTTCGAACTAACAAATGAATTTGAGTTGACTGTAACAGTTCAGTATTCAGTTACAGTTAATGCTCGTGACGAGGAGTCTGCTATTAATGCGATTCATGATACAGACTTTGACACAGTATCATATGATGAACCAATTACATATATGTCATCATCTATCGATTCAATCGAGGTAGACTAATGTACTTTGAACTTACCGCACCAAACAAGGTGGCCTATGCACGGGCCACCTGGGAGGCCGAGATGCTTGGATTAGATCCTGAAGCCAACGAAGAGCCGTTGACATTCAACATTGGAACTGGTAGTATTGAGAAAGTAACACATCTTAGAGAAAAATATAATCTTGAAGAAGTGTATGTTTCTGAATTCGAACCAACGGGATATATAAGGAGTTAAAGTGTCAGACTACAAAGAAGGATTCACAGACGGGTACAAGTTTGCTCGTGAAGAACTAATGGAGAAGTTGCGTGAGATTGATATCAGCGATATCGATTCATGGTTACTTAATCAATTAGCAGATATGATTGAAGGCAATGACCTGTGACAGAAGACCTAACTAGATGGATTGCTTGCGATAAATGTAATACAGCACAAGCTATGTGGTTAATTAAACTAGTTGAAGGCGAACTTTATTTCTGTGGTCATCACAAGAATAAGTTTGAGGGAGCCCTAGACAAAGTTGCATATGAGATGATAGAATTAAACAAAACCGAAGAAGTACCTACATTAGAAGAGGCGGAACTATAATGGGAGACAGAGCAAATTTTGGATTTAGACAAAACAACGGTGACACATTGTTTTTGTATGGGCACTGGGCAGGCCACAACATGCTTGGCAATTTAGCAGCAGCGCTTTCTGCAGCAGAGCCAAGGTGGGGTGACTCATCCTATGCAACACGCATTGCTACATCAAATCTAATTGGAGATGAATGGACCTCAACAACTGGCTGGGGCTTTAGCATTAATCGATTAGATGACAATGAGCATAAGGTACCAATTGTCAATTGGGAAGCGCAAACCGTAACTCTTTTTGAAGAGGACCTTACTACAGTCGTAGCAAAGTTCGGCATTGCTGAGTTTGTAAATAAATACACATTAGTCTCAGTTGACTAATATGATATAATAGTATTTTAGGGTGCTTCTATCTAGTCGTATGGCCAGGAGCTAAGTAAGGCAGAGATTGTTACTTTCGTTGGTTACTCTTAGCAGCCCTAATATATGGTCCCCCAGGTAAGATCTGGGGGACTTTCTTTTTGCCCACAAAAGAATTGAGGGTATATTATTCTCTTTAAGAAGTCAATAGAAATTCGCCTGAAATTTGGCAGCTTTGCTGAAAATGTGGGCGGGATCACATAGAATATTATAGACATTTGTCAGTCCCCCAATATATAATAATGCCATGAGAACAATTGATGAACTAGTAAATGAAATGTATATGGACAACGAAGCACACCTGGAATATATGGAAAATATGAATGGTGGGGATTGTGATTGTAACATTCACACTACATTAAATACAATAGTAGAATATTGGTGGGACAAATAATGTTAGGTTATTCTGAGAAAGATCTAGATGAAATGATCTATGCTATTCAATCTGTAATAACTACTGTGGATTCCAATGATGACCCGTTTCTTCACGGGAACCTTTGGAAAGCACAGGAATTCCTACAAGGTCTATGGGCAGAAGGGTATTTTGATAATGAGTAAAGAATTTAAGGAATATATGAAGCTTCATCTAATTAGTCTTAATCAAGATAAGGAAAAGCTTTCTGTTGATGATGAATATAGTAGATGTGTAATAGCAGGACAAATTATTGCTACCCGCCATTTATTGTCAGTGGCAGATGATATGATGAACTCTACTAACGAAAGGTATGAATAATGAAAAAAGTAATTATAGTTGCATTGACAGTAGGACTAATGGGACTAACTCCTGTTCCTTCCGCCCAAGCACAATGTGCAAAGAACTGGGGACACTGTTCAATTAAATATGACTCTAAAGGAACTAAATGGTGTAAGCCAAGTTGCTTTAAGGGAACAAATAATCGTAATCAAGGTTGGGGTCGATAGTGATAATCTCTGATGAACTTCCGCCCCACTTGCAAAAGCAGGTGGACCACAATCTGCCAGGCACCGACATCTTGCACGGGGAACTAAAAAACCTAATGCTAGAAGCGGAGAATATGATGTTAACTAGATCTAATCCTGATTATAAAAAATATTGGGAAGGACAACTAGACGCCTTGACACATGTTTACCAATTAACATATAATCTAACATTCGCAATTGACGACAGGAGAAAAAATGAAGCCAGATGACAAAGACAAACTAAATAAGTGTTTAGAGATCTTGGACACCACCGACCTTGGATTATCCATGGTATGGCTGTGGACCTGGTCGACTATTCAGAACATCATTAGCGATGAGAACTGGACTGCACAGGCAACCCTTGATGAGATGTGGGGACACCTGTGTGAGGCTGTAGAGGCAGGCCAGGGGTTCTCCCTGGAGTACGGAGCAGAACAGCACCAGGACGATGTACTTGAATGGATGTTAAACCGTGGGTACATCTTGGACCCACTAGATTCACTTGATGATGAGGATGAAGAAGATGCAAGCGACGAGTAAATATATCAATGAACAATTAAATAAGGCACAGGAACTTTTGTGGGGTGGGTCAGAAACAGAGAACATTGAGGCCCACAACATCGTTGCTAGTTTAATTAAACATCTAGAAAAAAACTAAATATAGGCGGAATATCTATTTACAATTTCTGTAAATTGATATATAATAAATACAACAACTTATATCTCTTGAAAGGGGATTCAAATGACAACAAAGCGTGAATATCTAAAGCAGCAAGGCATTACAGTAGGAGCCCGTGGCCGTTTCTCAGGAGCAGCCAAGGTAGCTTTGCAAGAGGCAGTAAACAAGGGCATTACCTTCACAGCAGAGGCGCCAACTAACAAGGCTAAGTAACAAACTAGATCGAAGGGGTGGTTGAGTCAAGGCTTGCCACCCCTTCCCTATTGTGGTAAAATCAACTAAGAAAGGCGGAACCAATGGCTAAGACACCAGCAGACAAAGTAGCAGACCAACTCGTAGATTTAACAGAAAATCATTTCTTTAATCCAGCATTGTTCGGTAGAAAATTAGCAGACCAGCCAATTTATACGACAGACAGAATTATGGAAATGGTTGCTCAGATAATTAGTTACCAAGCCAAGCGTTACAAGACGGAAGCAACGAACGGGAAGACAAGCGAAGGCTTATTCCTTGCTAAAGAGTTAGATAGAATGCTTATACATCTAACAGATTCCTACAAATGGAACAATCTTAAATTACCACAGAAGTTAAAAGTACATAAGCCAAAACAAGAAGAAGCAATTCCTTATTCCAAAAGGTCTTGGGTCAAGTTAGATTAAATAGACATACCACACAGAATTATCCACAGGGTTATCCACATCCTGTGGATTTTTTTGTGGATAAAATTTGTGAACATAAGGGCGAAATTTTCTCTTTACGACAGCTTATAAAAATTCGCTGAAATTTCTAGGAAATGTCGACAAATCTATTTAAATACATACAGAATTGTAGACAAATTGCCATAAATTGTCCAGAATATAATAGAATAAATATACATAAATATTGGACAAAGAGGGCGAAATTGTCTATTTACGACAGTTGACAAAAATTCCCTGAAATGTATCTATTGACAAATTTACACATATATGCCGCATGTCTACAAATTAGACATTATGGCCCCATCTGTATATGAGGCCCAATTACATGTAGTAGATTTGTCGATAAATAGATAGTAATCACAAAGGAATTAATAGTAAATTATTTCATAGATACATAGATCTATGCAGTCAAAATGGGCTTCTAAGGGGGTTTTAAGACATGTTTAAAAGGCGGGGGATACTAGGATATGGAGCTAAGTTGTCCTTATATGTGGCTATTAACAGTTATGTGTACATCCACAATTTGGACATTTCTCTCCAGGATTAGATATGCAGTCATCACACCAATCTGGTGGATTTTGTTTATATCCTGGTATTTCCTCTTGTGTCAAGAACTTAATCCTTGATATGCATGACATCCACATACGCCTACTATTTGATAATTTCTATCTACTTCAGCTAAATCATTATATGTAGCTAATGCTTGACAGTAATGACACTTCTCTGTCTCTTGTGCTTCCGCCTTTTCTAAATAGGCTTCAAAGTTATCTAATATGCCCAATTTACTTATTCCTTGGGATCAGTGTTTGAGGTCCTTCTGTACCAAATATGGACTTCTTTACTGGGACACAATTAGGTACTCTTCTTCCGCCTTTATCCTTCATTCCTACCTGCTTATATCCGCTCCAGCAAGCCTTCTCCATATTGTCCCATTTGTCCTCATCCTCATTATCTGAGGTATAGCCCTTTGAGATCTCTTCATCTGTTAATTCAATGTTGTCGTTGTTTTCCATAAATCTATTGTACCACTAATCTTAGTCAACTGCATCTTCAAGTAGCAGTGCCTTATTCATCCATATTTCACCTGCAGGATTCATTGAGTACATCATATACATTAATTCTCCACAAAACCTACAGTCAGGTATAGCCATAAGCCTAGATACAACCATGCTTATTTCAGACCCACATTTACACTGCCACCCGTAGTTATACATTATTTAAATCCCACCTAATTCCTAAACATCCATAAGCTTTGGGTGAAGGTATCGAACCTTCGTTTACAGGTTCGGAACCTGGTGTACTACCATTATACGAACCCAAATTAGTATCTTTCATAGCCTTCGCCAGTTTCTATATATACCGTATTCATCTAGCCATTTAATTAACAGCCATTTCTCAATCTTTAGTTCTTCTGCTATCTGAGTAACTGATCGTTCTTTAACGATATATTGCTCTATTAGCCAATTCTTATCAGTGTATCTAGGAGTTCCCATATATATCAATTATACGTCACGTAGTGACAAAATGCTCTCTACCGCCGCCGATTTCACTAATTGCGACCAATATGTATTATATTTAATTATTTCTAGCAATCTTAGCTGCAAGGATACGCATACCAAGGGCGTTAGTTACTGAGTCTTCAATCTCTATGGCCTCTATAGCCCTTGCTATCTCTTCTCTAAGGATCGTTTCATCTAGGCTCATTTGTACATTAATCCCCAATCCATATCTCTGGCCCATAGGTTATCCCAGAGTTCTGTCATTGTTTCATAGCCAATATCATCAAATAGATATGTTTTATGCATTTCGTTATAGGTATAGCCATACCATAATCCGCCTTCTTCCCAAGTTAGATTAGTTGTGGGCTCATCCATAGCGGCATCTAATGCGTCATACATGTGCACTTCAGCAAAAATTGCTTCTCTTAAAGAGGTGAATCTAAATATGCGATTAACTAAACATTCAATCATTATCCCACCATTCGTTGTTGTTGTAGCCAAGCCATGTAATTAAGAAATATAAATAAACATAACATTAATATTAAGAAAGGTTTCATGATCTTCCCGTCTTTTGTAAGTAATTAATAACATCACATTCTGCGTCGCAAAGATCTAATGTGATAATTTCTGCAACTATATCTGATCTAATTGAATTCATTATTGCCCTAGTCATTTGCTGATCAATGTCTAGCTCTAAATTTACATATTTAACCCAGGGTCTGCGTAGCGTATATGGTCCTATTTTCATTTTACTTCTCACTTTTCGCTTCACTAATTGGGATCAATATAGTGTTATATATAATAATAGTATTATTTGGAGTTCTTGTCAATGACTTTTTCAAGTCTTTTCATAAGTTTCTTTTGCTTATCTATGGCTTCATTTATAGCGTCCTGAAAGCCTTGACACATCTTACACATATCCATCATTTCTGGATAATTTTCCCACATAGCTTTATTTGTTGATACATCGCATGTTGTACACATTGCTCTGTCTGTCATGTTAAACCAATCTATTTAATGTATCTATGATCTATATGACCATGAGTATGTATCTCATTATACAGTGGTTCTTCTTCTGACTCTTCCCGCCTCCAATGGATATAAGATTTAATATAGACAAAGCCATAAGCTACTGCTGCAAATATAAATCCATATTGTTTAGTGGTTAAAGCATATATAATCCATAAAACTTCATTCAGACATAGGATAAGCCATCCCCATATTGTCTTACGACCTACAAAAAATATACCTGTAACCCCAATTGCGGCTAATATGTACGATCCATAAGACATCCACATAATTTAGAATGGAACTTCCGACAGCTCTTTCCATGAAGGAAATGCATCTATTGCACTTTCTTTTGGTGTATCTTTAGATAAACTAAATGTTGTAACAGCAATGGTATCTGCGTTAATCTCTACTGAAGTACGCTTTTGACCTTCTTTGTCTGTCCAAGTTTCTTCATAAATCTTACCAGTAATTGTTACTTCCATGCCTTTTTTAAGGGTTAGCTTTGATTGTTCTGCTAAAGACTTCCATGCCTTAACTGTCCACCAAGAGGTATTCTTGTCTTCCCACTGACCAGTCTGATCATTCTTAACACGATCACTTGTTGCTACACGCAATCTAACTCCGCTTGAACCGATTGTTTCTGGATCTAAGCCTATTCTGCCAGTCAATGTAATAAATGGATTTGCCATTTTCCCGCCTTCTTTCTGTAGATAACTATTTTATAATATAAAAAATAGAATGTCAATACTTGCTGGGAATACTGGATTCGAACCAATGACCTAGAAGTTAACAGCTTCCCGCTCTGCCGCTGAGCTAATCCCCAATTAGTTTATCTTTAATTCTTCGCCATTTACCATACTTAGTAGGAACTCCACAGCCTATATACTCTTGACCAGTTTCAAGGTCTATGAGCTTCCATTTGCCAGGCGCTTTTGTATGGATTGTTAGATCAACTGCATTTGGATATTCTTCTACATAAGAGCCATCAAGCATTTTTCTCATTCTTCTTTTTCCTCTTTAGATACCCTAACGAATGGTGTTCCTTTTGAGTTTTCAGTTATTATTTTATTATGACTTCCATCACAGTAAGGATACAGTTGACTCTTATTGCATACACACTTTTTCATTTATGCTACTTCTTCTGTAGGAACCATCTTATTACATCTACGACAGTATCCATAATATGTTCCAGTAAAAGGGCATGATCCGCCAGGAGTTAATTTGTGACCTATTGCCTTGCAAAAAAAACTTCCAAGCGTATATTTTATCATGCAGACAGTATCTTTGACAATGCGTTAACTGTTGCGGCGATTCTTCCAATGTCTCTTAACTGTTCTGCTGTATACCCAAAACCTTTAAGTGTTTCATAATGTCCTTTAACGCAGAAATGACATTTTCCTATGATTGATGCTGCTAATGAGTATCCTTCAAACTTTGTCTTCTCTGTTCCACCGTGAGTAGCAATAGCATTCATTCTTAATTGAGCTGGTAATCCAGATAAATTAGGATCATCTGCCATTTCTAAATAAGGGTACCATACATTGTTCTGAGCCATGATAGCTCCAGCAGTTAGAGCAGCGTTTTTTTCAACTTCATTATCAGAATTGGCAGATATAAAAGCAACTAACTTAGCATTTCCTGTTGCAAATGCGGCAGCAAGCGCTATGTATCTTGCGTCCTCTGGATTGATACCAGAGCTTCTGTTCATTACAGAATCAAGGTTCAGCTTTATATCTTTAGCGTATTCAGGAAGCGACTCCTTAAGCAACTCTACCCAATCAGCCAATTGTTTCACCGCCCAAAGGTCTATTGCAGGCACAAAGTTCTCCAGTTTGTAGGGCATCTAAAACACGAAGAGCTTCATCTGCATTTCTTCCAACATCAAGATT